ACGCTCGGTTGGATCGAGCGCGGCAGCTGGATCGGTCGGGTCGAAGGCACGCGGCGGACCGGGCGCGTTGGGTGCGCTCAGCACGTCCTGCATGCGTTCGAGCACGTCAGCCATCTCAATGGACCATCATATACTTGCCCTGCCGGCCGGGGCGCGGATCGGGCACGTAGTGATTGCCGTCGGGCGCGAAGCGTGCGCCGGGAAGCGGTGGGGGCGGGGGCGCCTGGTCTTGACCCTGGGCTGCAGGCGCGGGGCCGGGAGGAACCTGCCCCGCTTGTCCACCAGGCGCCCCACCCGAAGGGGCGCCCCCAGCGCGACCCCCCTGGGCTTTCGCCGCCGCAAGCCCAAGCTGCATCTGTTGGGCTGCAGCCTGGGTCTGCTTCTGCTGCGCCGCCTCCTGCTGCACCGTGTCGTCATCCGGCACGACGTCGTCGCCGAGACCGAGACCGGTAGCAAGCGAGCGCAATACACGAGCGCGTCCGACCTCGCCGACGATCTGCGCGTCGATCGGGTTGCCGGTGATCTGCAGGAACTGTAGTTGTTTTTGCTGCTCAGTCTCCTTCTGAAGGGCGACGACGACGCCGTTGACCTGAACCTGTTCGTCACCCGACAGGATGCCGGTGTCGTCGGTCAGCATGATCATGTCGTAGAGACCGTCGAGCACGCCCTTCATGACATCGAGGTCGATATTGGCGGCGACGGTTTGTAATACTTTCTGGGCGTTGCCCATCAACATCGAAAGACCGGAGGCGGTCCGGCCGGCGCCGCCCTTGAGGCTCTCGCCGGTGGTGTAGCGCGGGATCGCGCTGATATCGTCGCCCATCCCGTTAACCGCCGAGTAGATCGCCATCAGCTCCTGAGCGTTTGATCCCGGTTGAAAAAAGGTCACCGGCTCGCGGTTGTTGCCAAGCGGGTCGCTGACCACCTTCCACCGCTTCCACGGGTAGAGCTGATCCTCGTTGACGGTAGGATCTAAGAGTTCTGTATTGATAACTACCTGCGGGCCGCTGGCGATACTTATGTTATTTACTAGTGCGCGCAGCGTAGCATTACCTATTTCTTGCAGATCCCCCAAGATGTCAGGCAGTCCATGACCGGCGATGGTGCCGGGAACCTTCTCGAACGAGCTGACAAAATAGGGGTGCCGCTTGCGCGGGCTAGGATTGATCTGGGTCTTGATGGTATGCCGCCCAACAACCCAGCTCTGCACCATGTAGTCGCGGGTGGGATCGGGCACCTGATCCGGCCCAACCCCCTGATCGAGCAGCATCGAACCTTGAATATTACCGTGATACTCAAGCCCGTCGATCAGATGTGTCTCGTTGCGCTGCGGCGACTCGCGCCCGGCGTTGAGCGCTTGCTGAGTATCAGGAGCATCCAGCCAGTCCCGCAGACCAGTCGCGTAATCGTCAAGCGCGCCACGAATAGCTTGATCGTTAAACCCAGGCAGACCTAAAAGATCGTTTAAGTCTGCCCTACTGAACTTCTTACGCTCGATGCACTCGGCGTCCTCGATGTTGGCAGACCCCGGCGACCAATAGAAATTAAACGGGTCGACGCGTTCCCAGAACATCTGCGGCACGGTCTGCATCGTCGGCTGCTTGCCCTGCCAGACAAGCTTGGGCACCATGCGCACCACCGGACCCTTGAGCACCGCGAAGGGGAAGAGCGGAAGATCCACCAGGTACTCAGCGAGCGCGTCGTAGAATTTCCCGGCTTGCAAGATGTCGTCGATCTTATCGGCCGCCGCCTCGGCCTGGGACTGCGCGATGCGCTTAGCCGCCGCCGTGGCCTGGCGCACCAGCCCGATATACCTGGCGTGGAGGTCGCTCGGCATCCCCGGCTGGCCAGCGAAGCGCAGCTGCTGCGCCTCGACCTGGATGAGATTGACGATGGCCATCATCGCGTCCGGGCTTACCGGTGGGTCGGGCTGCGGCTCGATCGACCACGGGCGCTCGGCGCCGAGGTAGACGTCGCGGAGCAGAGAGGTGGCGCCACGGCACTTGACCGCGACCATGCGCGAATAGACCTCGGACCCGCCAAACCTGCGGATCTCCACAAGCTTAGCTGGGTCGTACTGCCCCTCGAACATGCGCTGGGCGCGCAGCAATCTTTCGTTCAGCGGGTTCTGCCCGCTGTTGCGGGCGTTCCGGAAGGCTTCCCAGCGCTGCCTGATATAGGCCCCGAGGTCGTCGGGGAGCGGCTGTGGGCGCGCTGCAGCCGAGGCTGCAGCGAGCTGCGAGGCCTCGCTGGTGTCGAGGTCGGCGGGGGAGACCACCCGCAGAAACCCGGTCGCACCTCTATCCGCCGCCGGCGCTAACGCCGACGGGCGAGTTGGAGAAGCACCGGATATCGGCAGCGCAGGCGGCAACGCCCGACCCCCTACCAAATATAGTTACTATAGGATATACACAGCCAGCTATACCCACGCAAGTTTATAGATATGAGCGTTGCAGACCAGGAAGCAGAGCTGGACGATATCATCGATCGCGTGCTCGTCCTCTCGGACAATCCCGATGTCGAAGACGCGCTGATCCTGCGCCTGCAATACGACATCGCGGCGAAGATCCATCTCCCCGAGGAAATCGTCCGGCGCTACGGCCTGCCGGACCTGGATGCCTTGAAGGAATACCTGGTCCAGCACCCGCAGGTGGTGTTCGGCGCTAAAAAACTCCGGGCGCTGTTCGAGAGCGGTGAGGGCGTCGAAGCCCGCATGCGAGCCAAGTTTCAGTTCGCCACCGAGGACTGCATCCCGGTGATCAGCCAACTGGTAAATAACCCCTCAACGCCGGTCGCGGCGAGGATAGATGGATTTAAGCAGCTGCAGAGGGGGGCGGGCGCCGACGGCGCCGGCCGCGCCGAAGGACGTGGACCGCTCAGCAGCGGGCAGAGTTTTGTGTTGAATATTTTCCTAGACCCGAAGCACCGCACGACGATCTCGGGGACAACAGTAGATAACCCCGGAGACATTCCGGGGGCGTATGACCCGCCGAGATTAAGTCTCGGCGAAGAGGGCGAGGAACCCGACGAGGAAGCTGATGTCTAAACTCCCTACCGTAGGGATCTAGCTCCTGGACTACCACGCCCCGCCCACCGTCGCCGCGTTCATGCTGGATAGCAAGACGCGGATCAGGACCTTGGTGGGACCACTAGGGTCCGGCAAGACGATGGGGTGTGTGATGGAGCTGCTGAAGCGCGGCTGCGAGCAGCAGCCCCATAACGGCGTGCGCTACACCAGGTTCGCGCTGATCAGGAACACTCTGCAACAGCTCCGTCAGACAGTGCTCGCAGATGCACTGCAGTACCTCGGTCCCTGCGCGCATTTCTACACCACCGACTCGACCTTGCAGGTCAGGCTCCGCCTGCCTGACGGGACGGGGGTGCACTCCGACTGGCCGTTGATCCCGCTGGACTCGAAGGAGGACGTGCGCAGGTTGCTGTCCATGCAGCTCACCGGCGCTTATGTGAATGAACTACGAGAAGTTCCTTTTGAGATTATCAGGCCGCTGCTGGGAAGATGCGGAAGATATCCAAGCAAAGCTCTTGGGGGAGCTACCTGGAGAGGTATCATCTGCGACACCAACCCGTGGGATACCGACAGCCCGTATCACGACCGGATGGTGCTCAACCCGAAGCCCACCTGGAAATTATATCACCAACCCTCGGGCATAAGCTCCGACGGGGAGAACACCGAGAACCTGCCCGACGGGTATTACGCAGACCTGATGGAAGACCACGACGTGGACTGGGCGTCGGTCCATGTCGAGAGCCAGTGGGGGACTTCCAACGCCGGCCAGGCGGTGTTCAGAAAAACCTTTCACGCACCCACCCACGTCAAGGATATGGGGGTGCTGGTCAACCCCAATAAGCCAGTGATGATCGGCCTGGACTTTGGCAGAACGCCCTGTGCCATAATAGGTCAGCACGATAACTTCGGTAGAGCAATAATAATGAAAGAAGTTGTTACGGAAGGTATGGGTTTAATTCAGATGATCGAGGAGCATCTTAAACCAGTACTCCTCGCGCCGCCGTTCGCCGGTAAGCGCGTTTTTGTCGTAGCGGACCCGGCCGGGGCGCAGCGCTCGCAGCTCAGCGAGGAGACGGCGTTTATGGTGCTCAAAGATCAAGGATTTTTAGCTTATCCTGCTTCTACTAATTCTATAGATCTAAGGTTACTAGCAGTAGAAAAACTACTCCGCCAGCAAATATTAGGGGAACCCGCGCTGCAAATATCGCGGGCAGGGTGCCCGATACTTATTACGTCCCTCGGTAATAAGTACCGCTACCGGCGTCGTCGAGATGGCAATCTCGACGATATCCCCGAGAAGCTCCACCCGTGGAGCGATATCTCCGACGCCCTGCAGTATTTTTGCTTAGGGACGCAGAGTAATTTAACCGGGCGGGTGCTCAACCGCGACCGCCCGAGGATCATGAACAACAATCAGACGCTGGTGTCGGCGGCGGGGTGGACATGAGCGAAGCTCGCGCGGATCAGCGCGCAGCGGGAGCGAATGGGAGATAGGAGTGATCTACACGACCACTGGGAGAGAGGCCCAGCCTTGTGGAGGGGCTGGACCCCGCTACTACCGACGAACTATGATGAGCTTGATCCTGACGGACCAAAGTACCATAATCCACGGCAGGAGCCGGCGATGGGTACGAGCCATCGTTTTCTCTCCTGTGGTGCGGCGCCGGGCTAATCCCCGGCGCCGTTTTCATTTATGGCACAGGGGATAAATAATGGAAGTAATTAGAACCCCCAGCGTCACCGGCATCGTCGAGTATCTTGAGCGCCTGCTAAAGCAAGCCCACGCCGGCGAGCTGTCAACCGTGTTCGTCGTATCGTTCAAGGCCGGAGACAGCACCTGGCTGTCGGTCGAGAAGGGCGTGCGCCTGGATCGGCTAAGAGCGATCGGGGTGCTCGAGTGTATGAAGCTCGACCTGATGCGCTCGATGGATACTGAGGAGTGAGCCACGACCGCCTGATCTGGGCGGCGTTTGCTGCGGTGGCCCTGCTGGTTGTGGTAACCGGCGCCCTGGTCTTTGGCGGCGTTTTCTTCGCCCCGGGCAGCGACAGCGTTATCAGGCAGATGATCGAGGGGCGGGTGCTCTCGCGCGGGATCGCCCTCTTCCTGATCATCCCGACGATTGCACTGCTATGCCTGCAAAACAAAATCCACGGCGACGCCGCGCTGGCGGCGCTCTCGGCGATCGCCGGCTACATCCTCGGCAGCACTTCCGGTCAGTGACGAGCTGCGCTAGTATCTATAGTAGTTATATTAGTAGGGGAGGTAACATGAGCAACCCACGCGCTTACGTCCGCTGCGACGGGCGGCGGATCGAGCTGAACCTCTACGACAACGCGACCGTCAACCAAGTGACGATCGCGGCCGACGACGCGATCCTCCTGGCCAAGGAGCTGCTCACGCAGGCGCTGCGCATGAAAGACGTAGAGGCGAGGGATAAACGCGCCGACGCTTACGCGGCGGGGAACGCCAGGCATCCACTTCCCCTTAGCGGGAGTGGAAGATGAGCGAACCGAAGCGCGGCGAGCGAAACAAAGACCGCCGCGCGGGAGCGAGTGGAGAAGATAAGTGAAAAAACATCCCCCGCCCGGACCCGACGACCCCTTGGTGAAGGCCGCGCAGCCGTTCAGGGAGTGGCAGCGCCCCAAGGTGTGCGACTACCGCGAGGGATGCTGGGTCAACGACGGGCCGAGTGCATGCAGCCACGTATCGGGCGGCGGGTCTTTTTGTAAAGCGTGCGACGGCGACATCCGTCACCAGAGCATGCGCCACTTCAAATGGAGTGAAGCGCTAAAACAAGCGGAAACATTAGTCACTGGGGATTAAAGGGAGTGACACTTGGACCAACCAAAGTGTCACTCCCGCTACCGGCTCGAAGCTAGGAGATAACCCCACCGGCTGACGGGGGTTTTTCCAGCGCACTCCCCGCCTTACCGCCCCGGAGGTAAATGAGTAAATCCTCCGGTTAGTAAATGTGCGTTTTCTATCTTTCCATTCGCTCCCGCTCAGCTGCGCACTGCTCGCTGAGCTTCGCTCATCGGCAGAGGAACGCCGAGCATATAAACCATTTTCATCCGTTAAACAACTCGCCAGGGCGTACCCCTAAAGCTCGAGCGAGCTTTATGAGGTTATCCAAACCGATGTTGCGCTCGCCGCGCTCGACGCTGCCGACGTAGGTCGGGTGGAGCGAGGCGCGCGCCGCAAGCTCCTCCTGTGTCCAGCCGCGTGCCATACGCAGCTGGCGCACGCGCTGCCCGAGCCGCTCCCTGTCTGACCGCCCCACCGGCATAGCGGTATTCCCGACGCCGGTACAAAAATAAGTCCACAGACGATAAGTATTAAACCCTGTCGCGCGCCGGGGGCCGCCCCCGGCGGCTCTTTACTCGACGAAGCTCTAAGCTCCCTCGGCGGCCCTCTCGCGGCGGCGCGGCGCAGGCTTACTGCGTCCGGCGGCCCGATCCTCTGCCTCCGCTTGGTGAACCAAGCGGATCAGCTCCTCGCACGGCTCGATCATGCGGTGGCGCACGGTGGAGACCCGACGCCTGACGTTCCCCTGGGTGAACTCCAGGCGGATCGAGATGTGCTTGGTGCCTTGACGCTGCGATAGAGCAGTGTCAATGAGCGGTATCGACACGCCGAGATGTTGGGCAACATCGCGGCGCGGCGGGAACGGTTCGCCGGCGTCGTGCAGTATAACGCAGAAGACCAGAAACTTCGCCGTCGCCACGGGCGGCCGCATGATCGGTTCCTCTTCTTGAAGCCAGGTCATGACGGCGCGCACCGCATGCTCCGAAGGGCGCGGCAGATCAACTCCCAAGTTTTCCTCCTCTGGAAATACGCGAGCCTTGTGCTCA